GCTTCCCCACGGGGGGTGCGCTGCGTATTTTGCAGTAGACCCCTAAACCTCTACTTATCTAATATTTTTTTGTAACTTTGTAAAAACAATTCTATGAAAAAGAAGGTATTAGGATTTATAGGTCAGCCGGGGTTGACTGTAAAGAATGGTCGCTTGATAAATAACTTGCCTGATGGCACTATGGGTATACAGGCAGCGGCTGATGCGAGGAAGGCACGTAAGCGAGAGGAGAAGATTGGTATGATGGTAGAGGCGGATGTACGTGCGAGTATGAGGGAAAGTATGCTTGGGTTAGAGAGTTAATCTCTAATTTCATTGTATTTCTTTGGGATATATGTTGGAGAGGGCAGCGATGCTCTCTTTTTTTTTGGGTTGTGTTTTGGGTGGTTTGGTATACTTTCTAATTTTTATGTTCTATTATCGACATTACTAAACCTATTTTAATGCTTATTATTTATTTCTAACTTATTGATTATTAAGATTAATGTTAAAAATGTCAATTTTAAAAGAAGTTTGTTACTATAAAAAAAAATAAATAAAGGAGGAGAGAGAGAGAGAGAATAGGGAAAGTAAAGAAATGTCATTATGGTTTTCATGTTAAAGGTTTTATATTTGCACATCACTTAAATTAAATCACATGATGGATGGTACAATTGGTTATTCACCAAAGGACTTGCACTTCAGCGAGGAAGGTCGCAAGAAATTAGTAAATGGTATTTCAAAGATTGCGGGTGCGGTAAAGAGCACATTGGGACCGAGGGGTAACACTGTGTTGATAGAGTCACCTTCACACACGGGCGGTATCACTGTGACCAAGGACGGGGTAACGGTAGCTAAAGCTATTGACCTGATGGACCCGGTAGAGAACCTTGCGGTAAGAATGGTTAAAGAGGCAGCGGACAAGACTGCGAACTCAGCGGGTGATGGCACGACAACTGCCATTGTGTTGACTGAGGCGATTGTGAAATCGGGGGACCAATTGATGGACTCTGAGACGAACAGAACGATTGTGTTGCGAGAGATAGTGGACATAGGCAATAACATCTTGGAGAAGTTGAGCAAACGCCATGTCAAACTGACGGAGAAGACATTGTTGGATGTAGCTACTATATCGGCAAATAACGATAAGTCTATTGGTGAGATTATTGCCAAGGTGTACAATGAGATTGGGGAGAATGGTATTGTGACGGTAGAGAAGTCGCAGACCACTGAGACATATGCTGAGAGCACACATGGGTTCAAGGTTCAGCGTGGGTACTACTCACCGTTGTTCATCAATGACCACAAGAAGGACGAGTGTGTGTATGAGGATGTGATGGTATTGGTCAGTGACGCTGAGATACATAACTTGCTTCAGATTGAGCCGGTGTTGAAGCCAATCATTGCAGAGGGTAAGAAGTTGTTGCTTATTGCGCCATGCTCAGTGAACGTGGTGAATACGTTGGCAGCGAATGTGGTGAAGAACAATTTGAAGCTATGTGCGATTGAGCCACCACAGTTTGGTTACAAGAAGCATGAGTTGATGCAGGACATTGCATTGTCGGTTGGTGCCAAGTACTTCTCTGAGAAGACGGGTGATGACTTGAGCATGATAACGTATGCTGACCTTGGTCATGCTGCGAAGATTATCGTTGACTCGAAGAGCACTGTGATTATAAACTCTGAGTTCAGAACGGACCATGAGGAGTTGGACAACAGAGTTGCTCAGTTGTGGGACGCACACAAGACCGCTACCAAGAAGCACGACAAAGACTTTATCCTTTCACGCATTGCCTCATTGACGGGTGGTGTAGGTGTGATTCATGTTGGTGGCAATACTGACATTGAGCAGAAGGAGTTATATGACCGAGTAGATGATGCGGTGTGTGCCGTAAGGTCTGCTCTTGAGGAAGGCATACTACCGGGTGCAGGTAAGGCATTGTTCGAAGAAGCTTTGAGCATTGTGCCTGAAGAGGGTGACACGAAGGAACGTGAGCAGGCGAAGAGAATACTTCACGCCTCATTGCAGATTCCGTTGATTCAGATATTGGTAAACGCAGGTCTGAAGTTGGAGGATGTGTATAGCGAGAGTGACATTCCAAAAGAAGGGTATGGCTACAACGTGGTAACGGGAGAGAGAGGGAACCTAATTGAGATGGGAGTAATTGACCCCGTGAAGGTAACACGTTCAGCACTGCAGAACGCCATCAGTGTGGCAACAACAATTCTATCAACCAACGCTATCATCACGATGGCGAGAGCATACGATACAAAATGATAAAGAGGGTCCATAAATTCACTGTAGTGTGTGACAAGTGCAATGCTGATGCATCTGAGATTGCGGGGTTTAGTTTATTCTCAGATAAAAGTTTTGCTGAGGACATAGCAGTAGACGCAGGTTTCATCAAAAAAGGTGACGAGCATTACTGTCTTGACTGTCAGTACTACGAGGACGAGGACCAACTACCAACAACTGCAGACAATGATAGCGATAGGTAAAAACATAATCGTCAATGACATTGACGAAGAGATAAAAACAGAGTCGGGGCTTCTGCTATCAGCAGAGGATGCCCGTGGATTCAGGTATAAGAAGGCTACTGTGGTGACACCGGGTACTGATGTGACGGTGATTAGCGCAGGAGATGAGATATACTACGACAAGTCACACTCGTATACGATGGTTATCGGAGATACTCCGTACACAATCATTCAGGAGAGGGATGTCGTTGTTGTTTCAAGTAGGCATTCATCTCTTTAATGAACTCTCTGTATCTTGCATCAGTGTAAGATACATTCTTTGCGAACATAGAGTTATTTGATTGGCTGACGGGGATTTCTTCCCCGTTCAGTTTTTTATAAATAGCCCCAATTACACGCTTACCCTTGTAGGATACTTGGTATAGTGACTTCTCTTTGGTCTTTTGGTTGTACTTTCTGAAGCATGAAATCCAATCATCACGTAGAAGTTTGTTGAATCGGTTCTTATCCCAAGACAATAGGGTATTAAACTCATCAAACTTGTCTTTGCCGAAGTATTGTTCGGAGTATAAGAACAGTAAGATGTCAAGGTCCCCCTGTGTCAGACCGTATTTAGCCTTTACATAGTACCTGATAACTCTCCAATACTTGAGATAGTCGAATGATGGGGTGTTTCTTTTAGAAGCCATTAGATTAAATTTATTACTTTTGTACAAAGTTACCATAATGGCAAAGGAGAATCAACCAAAATCAGAGGAACAGTTGTCAAAACCTGCACCTAATTCACCATTAACGGCTAATTTAGCTGCTAACTTGAACGAGATTGCCTTCAGAAACTCTCAAATTAAGCAGATGATGGGTGAAAATCCACTGTTAAAGAAGCAATTAGGCAACCGTGGAAGGTCCGCAAACCGCAATCAAGCGGGGGATTCTGTGGGTTTATCAGGTCTTTCAAGGCTTGGAAGTGCCCCTGAAATGCCAAGTGGGTACTCTAAAAAGAAAAGATAATGGCAGATAAGAGTAAAATGAAGTGTAACGTGCCACGTTCTTCTGACCGTCCGGGTAAGAAGATGATGGTGAAGGCTTGCTCAGGTGGTGAGGAGAAGCTATTGCACTTTGGTGCCAAGGGATACGGGCACAATTATTCTACTGCTGCACGTAAAAGCTTCAAGGCTCGTCATAGTTGTGACACTGCAAACGATAAGTTGACTCCAAGATATTGGGCTTGTAAGAAATTATGGGCAGGTCCGGGTGGGTCAACGCAGTCATCACCAAAATCAAAGCGAGGTAAGTACTAATGAAATCAGATAAGCATTCTTGGAAGAGCAAAGGTCACTACCTGAAGGATGGGACCGAGTGGTCGGGTACACAACACGCACACAATGGGAAGGTAATGACGGGCAAGTCACACACACCTGCGAGTAAAAACCTTTACCACTTCATGGAGTTGAATTCTACTGCTAAGAAAAAAGTTCTATCAAAGAAAAAGTAATGGCTATCAAAGACGCTTGCTACAAAAAGGTAAAAGCACAGTACGATGTTTTCCCATCGGCACGTGCGTCACAAGCTATTGCTAAATGTCGCAAGGCTTCGGGCAATGTTCGTAAGACTGAGGCAGGTACATCACTGAAGAGATGGCAGGATGAGAAGTGGGTTGATACCCGTACAGGTAAACCATGTGGTGGTGGTGGCAGCAATGAGTATTGTCGTCCATCCAAGAGAGTGTCTTCAAAGACACCCGTAACGAAATCAGAGTTGAGTCCATCAAAGCTTGCAGCTAAGAAGGCTGAGAAGTCGAGAGTGGGCATGGGAAGCAGAGTGTCTAACATTAATAAAAAAAAATAGATAACTTTGCACTAACGAAAGTCAAAATTTAAAACCAAAAACAATACCATGAAAAAGATGATGAACCCCGGCATGATGGCTGCAAAGAAAGCAGTAGCAAAGAAAGTTGTTAAAGGCGCTGCTAAGAAAGCAGTAGGCAAAGCGGTTGCTAAGAAAGCAGTTGCTGCAGCTAAGAAGATGTACTAATAACAACTTCAACCATGATGAAAGTAAATGGCATTGGGGTTACTCTTAGCAAAGACATTGCTAAGAATAAATCTAACGTGATGAATAAGATGGGCAATAAGAAAGCCCTGATGAGTAAGTCAACCTGCAAAGGTTTGAATGACCCATGCATCATGAACGGAACAGTAGGAAAGCAACTTAGCAAGTTAATTTCTAAGTAACAAGTATGAAACTAAACGAAGAAAGTAAGGGTCTTGGAGATACCATAGAAAAGATTACTACCGCAACGGGAGTAAAGAAGGTCGTTGATACTGTGGCGAAAGCAGTAAAGAAAGACTGTGGATGTGGTAAAAGAAAAGATACACTCAATCGTATGTTTCCTTATCAGCAAAAAGAAAACAATTAAAAGAAATGGCGTATCAAAAATTACAAGCCTATAGGGCTGCAGCAGTTATACCAAGTGACACAAGTGACATTCCAAGTGTTTCCAACCAAGATGGTAGCGGGAACAATGGTTGTGTTATTTATGTGGGTGGTGCAGGCAACCTTGATGTTACTACCGCAGGTGGTGACCGTGTGACTTTCACAGGCTTGTTAGCCGGGCAGTTCGTGCCTGTTCAAGTTGTAAAGGTTTGGGCAGCGGGTACATCAGCTACAAACTTATTAGCACTTTGGTAAGATGTCAGGATTAATAATAGCTATAGGTAACTTTATAAGTGGTGCTACTACAGGTGGTGGTGCTCCACCTTCTCTTACAAATTTTTTACTTTGGAAGACACCTACAGATAGAATATTAATTAGTGCATCAGGTTCAGATAAGCTTATTTGGAAATAAAAAAAATAAAACGAAATGGCAGATTTAACCATATTTCAACTCACACAAATATTACCGGGTGCAGTAGATAGTGCTGCTGACTTAGTTCCATTGTGGGATAATAGTGCAACAGAGACTAAAAAAATAACAGTAGCCGACCTTAAAACTGCATTAGGCTCATCTGTATTAGCAGATACTAATATATTTGTTGGTAACGCATCAAACGTAGCCACTTCAGTAGCACTAACATTAAGTGGTACAGGTGGAGCATTTGGTCTTGCGAATACAGGTGTGTTAACAATGCCTAACGCAAACGCATCTACTCGTGGCTTACTTGTTTCTGCTGATTGGACCACATTCAATAATAAGCTTACAAGCACATTAGCAGATGGGAACATCTTTGTGGGTAACGCATCAAACGTAGCTACTGCAGTAACATTGTCATTAAGTGCTACAGGTGGAACATTCGGTCTTGCAAATACAGGTATATTGACAATGCCTAACGCAGATGCATCCACTCGTGGATTGCTCACTGCTGCTGATTGGAATACATTCAATAGTAAGTCTACTATAGCAGATTGGACTTCCGGTTTTGGTAGTGGTACACAGGCGACATCTACTTGGTCTTCTACGAATGCTGCTGCAAACGTAAATGCTGCAATCATACCAAAGGGAACGGGTGCATTTTTATTAGACTTACCTGATGGTACTGCCACAGGTGGTAATGCTCGTGGAGCAAGCGCAGTTGATTTGCAACACGTAAGAAGTGCTGCTACTCAAGTTGCATCAGGAGCAAATAGTGTTATTGGTGGTGGCTTAAATAATACATCTGCAGTAGGACAAGGTGTAGTTGCAGGTGGTACTACAAATATAATTACTGCAGGAGCATCTTCTTTTATTGGAGGTGGCTCTGCAAATACTATAAACTCAGCAGCAACAGGTTTATCTTTTATTGGTGGTGGTGATACAAATACAAATGCAGGTATATATACTTCAATTGTAGGTGGTCAACAGAATACGGTGAATGCTTTGCAATGGGGCTTTATCGGTGGTGGATTTTCAAATCAAATCACAGGTAATGGAAACGTAGTTGTAGGTGGATATGACAATACAGGAAATGGAACTTATAGTTTTGTAGGTGGTGGAGAAACAAATAACCTTGCTTCAGGTTCTTATGCTACATTAGTAGGTGGTCAAACAAACTTAGTAAGTGCGAATTGGGGCTTTATTGGTGGTGGTTTATCAAACCAACTTAACGAACAATTTACATCTATAGTAGGTGGTAGAAATGCAAACGCTACATTGTATGGTATGCAAGCGTATTCAGCGGGTCAATTCTCTGCACTTGCTGATGCTCAGATGGCTACCATTCAAATGCGTAGGCTGATTACAGGAACAGCTATTGCTGATTTGTTTCTTGATGGAGCAAGTGTATTGGCTATTCTTCCTGCTACCAATACACTATGGATGGCACGAGTTCAGATTGCTGCTATATGCACAAACGTAGGTGGCGGTTCTACATTAGTACTTGGAGCATCTTATGTAACTGAAAGACACGTTGGAATAAAAAGATTAAATACAACTACATCTTTAGTTGGCACGGTTCAAACTATAGGTGCTGCACAATCAGATACTACCATGAGTACATCTGCGGTTACTATTACTGCTAACGATACTGATGAAGCATTGAGGATTCAATTTACCCCACCATCAACCGCAGGTGCGTCAAGCACAATCAGAGTTGTTGCAACTATTCAATTAACACAAGTTAAATACTAATAAAATGGCTATTCAAATTAATACCAATGTAGAAACCGCTGATGGTTTTACGGTTCAACCATTCTGTTATCTATTGATTCAGATTTACAATCCCGGTATATCAAGATGTACTGTTCAATATTATAAGTCTGAGCAAGACTTTAATAATGGAAAGTCATCTGTTATGATTCCAACTCTACCGTCTTTAGTGGATTTAGGTTTGACATCTCAAGAATTTTGGGGAGTTGAATTGGCTACCGTAATTCACGATAAATGCGTAACTGCTATTGAGGAAGTGACGGGACCTGCAACCTGCACTGTAATATCTTTGTAACTACATGGAGCAAGTGTTCTCTGTAATAGGTGGAACAATGAGTGCTAACTATCTTACTCCTGTAGTTATTGATTTACTCGGAGTGAAAGGAGAGTCTTTGAAATATGGCTTTGCTTTCGTAATAGGTTTTGGTGGATTGAAGATAGTAGAACTCGTGTATGAGAAATATATATCTAAATTAAAATCAGGCAAAAATGATAATCCTTAATCTCTTAGCGAATATTGTATTGACAATATCCGGAATGCTTTTCTTTCTACAGTTGTATGGTAAGGATTCTTCTATTGTACATAAGTGGAGTTTTGCATCTCATTGGACATTAAAGTTTGGACTCTCTGCTTTTGTTGCGGGTTCTTTCTTAAATGTATTGACATTCAGTCATGCGCCATTTACTGAGGTATTGATGAATGTAGGTCTTGCTGCTATCTTTACATGGGCAGTTATATTCCACTACAAGATATTCAACAAGCATGGCAAAGAAGAGTAAGGTATCTGAGGTAAAGTCTTTTCAATCAAAACCTAAGAAGACTCGCAAGGGCGTACACGCAAAGACAAAGACAAGTAAAAACAAGGGTAGTCAAAACTATCAGAAGCCATATAATAAACAAGGAAAATGAACATTAAGCAAATACCATTTGGTGCTGCTCATTACTTTAATGAAGAGATACCAAAGAGACAAATCTATTTACATCATACTGCGGGTAATGACAATGCAGCGGGTGTGTTTAAATATTGGGAGCAAACTACTGAACGTGTTGCGACTTGTGTTGTAATTGATTCTCAGGGATTAATTGCACAAGGATTCTCATCTGCAAAGTGGGCATATCACTTGGGCGTTGAGACTAAAGTATTCAACAGTCAAGGTCTAAGATATGAGCCATTGGACAAGTTGTCAATTGGAATTGAACTTTGCAATTGGGGTGCTCTTACTAAAGTAGGAGAAGGAGAAGATGCGAAGTACATAAACTATGTAGGTCGTGAAGTTCCTGCAGACCAAGTTACTGAGTTAAAAAACCCATACAAAGGTTTCAAATATTGGCATAGCTACACAGATGCTCAGATTGAATCTGTGAAAGAACTATTGCTTCTTTGGAGTGACAAGTATAAAATACCATTGGATTACAATGAAGACATATGGGGATTGACTGCTCGTGCATTATCTGCTCAACCCGGTGTTTATACTCATAACTCTGTTCGTAAGGATAAGACTGATGTATATCCGCATCCCAAGTTGATTGAGATGTTAAAGTCATTGACTGCTAAAGAACCTATATTGGTTGGCGAGTCAAAATCTGCAGCGAAGGAATCAACTCCTAAGAGCAGTGCAAAGAATAAAAAGTAATCTGCTTTTTTTACTGATAGGTGTAATAGGGGCATGGGCATTGTTAAAACAGTGCTCATCTCCTATTGCTCCAAAAGTTAAATATATCCCCGCAGATTCCATACCCTATTTAGTCTATAAGGGTATGCCTATGCCATACGCAGTTTACTATCCTGACACGGTTCCTAAGTATGATACCGTTTGGAATTCGGGAGATACTCAGTATGTGCTGATTCCGATTGATACGAATGCTATTCTAAAAGATTACTATGCTAAGGTCAAGTACATTGACACAGTAAAGAATGACAGTAGTGCTTTGATTGTACTGAATGAATTGGTATTTAGGAATAGGATATTCAGCAGAGAGATAGTATTTCAGAACAGAGTAAGTACGGCTATCATTAAAGAGCCAAGTAACGCTTTGGTATTCGGAGTGGGTGGTACTATAAATGGATTGGACGCATCAATAGGGTATAGGCAAAGCAGAAACACTTTCAATCTAACTTATTCAGGCTTAGGTTTAGGTGTCAGATACCAACGTGAGATAGGCTTAAACAAGTCATCAAAAAAATAATTACCTTTGTACTACATAATAATCAAATCAAATGGCAAAAACAATTAAAATGAATCCGGAAGCAAACGCAAATCAGTTGACTGAAGCAGAATTAATCAAGACTCAAACTATGCAAAATGATTTCAATAAGTTGAAGTCTCAGCTTGCAGACGCAGAGTTGCAGAAGCATTCTATACTTAGACAGATTGATTTTTTGAGAGAAGGATTTGCAGACCATGAGCATCACTTAATCTCCAAGTATGGTAAGGATGCTATCATCAATATCCAAACAGGAGAAGTAACAAGAAAAGAAAATGGCTAAGATTAGTACATACCCAATTGACACCAACGTAAGCCTCAGTGATAAACTGATTGGCACAGATAGCGATAACAACAATGAAACCAAGAACTTTACTATTAGTTCATTAGCTGCTCTTTTGTTATCTCAGCTTAATGTAACATTAGTTCTATCTTCTCAAGAAACTTCAAATCAATTACCTGCAGGATTAGATACCCCATTGCAGGTAACATTTGGTCCTGCGCAGGGAACAGTTTCATCTCCTGTTCAGTTATTATCTGATGGTTCAATTGTGTTTAATCAAGCCGGGCTTTATTTATTCAATGGGTTTGCAAACTTTGAAAGACAAGGTTCATCGGGAGGAAGTACTGTTACGTTATTCAGAGGTTTAAA